AGTGGTTGCTCTTATAGAAAAGGTCGGCTTGTTGTGCGCCGAGTTTAGCGTTGTTATAAATCGTTCTCACAACTTCACGGTTGATTTCAGCGAGGATTTCAGCCGAGAGAATGTTAGCGAGTTCGACTTCCGCATCAAGACCGTGGATAGCCTTAAGGTCTTGGGCGAGTTCAGAGGTGTATTCAGCCTTCAATGCACGGGTCTTAGCAACGACGGACGTACGGTCGATGGTGAATGACATCTCTGCGAAAGTAGAAGTCTCAAGCGTAGCGGTAGATGCACCAGCAGCGACAGGAATCGCATCAGCACCACCAGCGGTGTTAGCAGCACCACCAGTGCCACCAGCGGTACGAGTACCCAGAGGGTCACCAGTGCCACCAAAGGCGGGGAAGCCTCTAGAAGCGGTCGTACCGGGAGCGGAGTTCGAGAAGTCAGTTGGCGACTCGTCAAAGAGTGCTTCACCTTCTCTACCACCAGCACCAACAAAGTTAGCCTTCATCGCAAAGATCAAACCAGTGGGACCAGACATAGGCTGGACACCACAGATGTCGTATGCGATCATGTTAGGCATGGCTCGTCGGACGAGTGAGATCAGAACGGGGTCAAAGCCAGCAACAGTGTTGAATGCACCGTTGGTGTTGATGAAACCGTTAGCACCGGGGACCGGGGCAACACTGGTTTCTTCTTTCAAGGCTTTCTCTTGGTTTTCAAGGAGAATCGCAGTCACATTTCTACGATAGTTATCCTTAATGGGTTCCATTCCTTCACAGTTGAGGACGGGTTCCCACTTCTCCTTGAGGTTTTCAACAAGTACGTTGTCCATTTGGGTTATTCTCCTTTTTGTGTTTTAGGAAACACGGTTTTGGACTGCCTTCGAATTGATTCTCGAAAGCATGTTAGTGTATGCAGACATTGTGGGGGAAAGATCAACTGATTCTCTCACAGCATCTTCTTCATTAGTGGCGAACTCCTCAACGAGAGGGGTTTTCACTGAATCTTCTTCATTGAAGAAGTTTTCTTTAAGCGTGGAAAGTTTCTCTTGGAAATCTTCCACGTTGGTAAAATCAAGATTTTCTACCATCGAACGGAATTTTTCTTCGTCGGAATCAGCCAAGTCGCGGGAGGCAGTTTCATAAAGTGCTTCACACTGTGCCTTGACAAGTCCTTTCGAAAGTTCAATATTCTTTTCGATGGATTCGTTAAGTTTAGATTCAAGGTCATCGATCTTATCGTTCAGCCCCTCGACAAGATCATACTTCTCATCGGGCATTGCGACGTAATGAGTTTCAAAGAGGTTCTTAAGACCAATCATAAAGGATTCGGAGATGTCTGAACGAATGCCGGAGTCAATGGCGACTTCGTTTTCTTTTCTCCACTCCTCTACGACATAGGTGAGGTACTCGTCCAGTTTGGATGCAAGTGCTTCTTTTTCCTCATCGAGTTGGGCTTCAAATTCTGAATGAAGTTCTTCTCTAGCGGCATCAACTCTCATGTTGACGGCTGCTTCAAAAACAATACCAGCCTTTTCTTTAAACTCTTCAGAAAGTTCTTCACCAGTGAAAAGATTGCCAAGTTGTTCAGCCATAGGAGTCATTTTTTTGGTTTTCTTAGCACCAAAATCATCTTCCTCTTCTTCATCACCGTGCATGTCTTCCTCTGCACCCATCTCTTCATCGGGCATCATCATAGAACCCTCTTCGGATGGCATCTCCTCATCAGGCATACTATACTCTTCCTCTTCGGGTTTCTTAAGATCAAGTTTGCCTGCATCATCAACCACTTCGGCTGATGCATCAGATGGTTTCATGGCAGGAGTTGGTGCTTCCTTGCCAGTTGGTTTGATAGTTTCGGGGGTAACACCGTCAGCAGACGTTGACGAAACGCCATCTGCGGAGGTATCATCTCCTTTACCGTTTTTCTTTTTCATAGCCTCTGCCTCGACGTAAGTTTCATCGATTGAAGCGGCTGATTGAGCGAGAATTTCCTTCGCAGTTTCCAAAGCGTTTTTGAGACTCATATTTGACTCCTATCTCCCTTTATGTATCTTTGCTTAGATTTGAGAGGAAATCTGCGAACGCATACAATTTCGCTTCCTCAAGTTGTGATCTCGAAGCACGTTCGATATGCTTTTTGTGAGATTCAATACGTCGAGCGGTGAGAATACCGTTTTCCCACACCCACTCTTTGCCTTCCATAATACCTTGAACATATGCGTCCGGTGCAGATGGATCAGCGACAATATCAACGGCTGAAAGTGAGAAATCTTCTTGCACTTCGTTGACACCATTAACTTGTTTCAAGGAACCCATACCACGGGAAGAGACACCAATTTTGACACCCTCTTTGATAAGATCTTTTACAATTTTACCATAGGGAGTATCAAGGATTTTTGCCTTTCCGTAGATATCGTTCCCATCAACACGAAGTTCTTTAATCAGGTGCGAAACTCTTTCGAGATTAAGTTGGGGACCATCGGGGTGACCGAGTTCGCCCATCGCACGATTTGTTTTAACATATTCATTATTGTATCGCCGAACTTCATTCATCAAAGTTTTCTGCGGATACACACGACCATTGCGGTTCTTTTGCTCTGCTTGCATGAAGATACCATCAATGTGATATTGCTTTTCACCATTCACTTCTTCAGTGACAAGATTAATATTGTCATTTACTTCAGTGATAAGAAGCATCAGTCGGTTTCCTTCTCGGCTTTGTAGTTTTTGTCAACATAGTTGAAAAACTTTTTCTTGTCCTCTTCGGACTTAAGATCGGCTGGTGAAGAGATGCCAAACTTTTTCATTGCCTTTTCAAAAAATTCTTCGTAGTCATTTTTTTCTTCATCAATATTTTTTGCAAGGTTTTTGGCAACGACATCTTTTCTTTCAATAACGGCAGACTGCAACTTGTCTCTAAGCAGTTGGGCAAGTCCCTCTTCGGCAGCCGTGTATTGTTTATTTGAAATCGCGTCAACAATGTTTACCGTATTCATACGAGATCCCTCTTAAGCCTTTCTTGAAAGTATTGAATCATTTGTTGTGCCTTCTCATTTGAAGATGCAAATGTTTTTTCAAACTTTTCTTTGTTCGTATTATTTAGCCTCTTATGTATTTCAAGAGCCATTTTTGTGTCCTCAAAAGTCATATTTGTCACAGATCCATCATCATGCTCGACAATCAAGCCATCTTTTCCTGTCAAAGTGAGACTCTCAACTGTCGCTGGCTTTGATTTTTCTTTAAGATCAATAATTTTTTTGATCTCTCGTTCTGCCTGCTCGGCTGACAAAAAGATCTCAGTTCTCTTATCATCAACATATGCAGAGACAGGGGCAGATGCACCCATTCCGAGTTTTTTCAACGTAATTACTTTGCCTTTATACTCGAATGACTTAAGATAATATTCCTTTGTCATTTCAGGGTCAAGAGCGATGTCCTCTTTGTCACCCTCTTTTGATGCCTCTTCCTTTTCCTCTTTCGGTCTATCCTCTTCTTTTTCTTCAACAATATTTTTACATCTTTCATTGATTGAAGAAATAGTTTTCGAAGCAAGCATTGACGTAAGATAACCCTTAGCAACATTGTCGGGTGCTGTAAGGATTAAATCGATTGCGTTTCTTGCTTCTTCTTTCATTAGAATCCCATGCTTTCTGACTTGTCAGGCAGTAGACCATTTTCTCTTTCAAACGAGATTTGTTTATCAATTTCCTTCATCTCAGAATCAGTCTGACGTAGAATATTTCTTCGCACATATTCACGGGAGTAGTAATCACCGATGTGATCATTAATGTCCCGTAGAATATTTAGTCTTTCCTGCAATACCTCATTTTCTTTACTTTCAGTGAAGTATGAGTCTGACGCAAATTCAAAACGAATGTCTTGCTGAATTCTGTACCACTCGTCATCCTTGAGGATACCCTTGAGCAAACATTGAACACGCAGAGCATTCGTAAACAAAAGTGCAAATTTGTTTCGAAGTCGCTCAATAAATTTAACAAAATTCAGTTCATCTCTGGTGATCTCTGACGCTCTACCCATGTTAAAACCAGTATCGGTTTCCATACGAGACAGAGGAATATTGAGTGCCTTGTAAAGTTTCTTTTCAAAATACATGACATCATCCATCTCACCTAAGTTCTGTCCACCGTCAAGGGTCGAGACTTCTGTTCCTTTACCACCTTCACGGCGGGGGAACCAGT